AAATATTTGCGAACACAGATTTACAGGTAATCATTAGATCATCTACAGGAACTGAAACTGTCAAAACTTTGACAACTCATTATACAGTATCTGGCGTGGGAGATGCTTCAGGTGGTAATGTAACATTTACTTCTGGAAATACTCCAGCAACTGGCGAAACAGTTGTAATCAGAAGAGCTGTTCCGCAAACTCAAGCGATTGATTATATCGCTAATGATCCTTTCCCTGCGGAATCACATGAAGAGGGATTGGATCGTGCAACAATGACGATTCAACAAATGCAAGAAGAGTTGGATAGATCATTTAAAGTTTCAAGAACCAATACAATTACATCATCAGAGTTTACAGATAGTGCATCTGATAGAGCATCTAAAACTTTAGGATTTGATAGTTCTGGTGATTTAACAACAGTTGCAGATTTTCTACCTGCTGGTGGAGATAGTGCAATGTTTCAATATTCAACAACAACAACAGATGCCGATCCTGGAGCAGGATTTTTTAGATTAAACAACGCAACAATATCTAGTGCAACTGAAATGTACATAGATGATTTAGAATTTAATGGCACAGATGTTTCGGCATGGGTACAATCATGGGATGATGTTACAGGTAATGATACTAATAGAGGTAGAATAAGAATTTCAAAAGCAAATACATTAGATACTTGGATGGTATTTAAAGTAACTGGTGCAATAACAGATGCTAGTGGTTATTCAAAAATAAGTTTAGTTTACATAGATACTGCTGGTACTTTTGCTAATGAAGATAAAGTATTTATATCTTTTGTAGCATCTGGTGAAGATGGTGCAATACCAGGATATTTTTATAAATTTGATACAGGTACATCTGATACAGACCCTGGTGCTGGAGAGATAGCATTTAACAATGGTACATACGCATCTGCTACAGAAATATATATAGATGATGCTGATGCAAATGGGGTAACTGTATCTTCAGATATTTTAACTTGGGATGATTCTACTTCTACTATTAGAGGTAGCTTAATGATCTACGATATTAATGATAGCTCAACTTACGCTAGGTTTAATATAACTGGTGCTTCTACAGATGCTTCTGGTTATGTAAAATTAACAGTTACTCATGTAGCAAGTAACAACACATTTAGTGCTGCTGATGAACTATCAGTACATTTTTCAAGGTCTGGAAATAAAGGAGACACAGGTTCAACAGGTGCTACAGGATCAACTGGTTCTACAGGTGCAACTGGAGCTGCTGGTACAAACTCACAGCTATCAATGACATTTAGCAACTCAACTTCTGATGCTGATCCAGGTGCAGGTAAAATTGCTTTTAATAATGGTACACTATCAAGTGTTTCAATTTTATATGTAGATGATGCAGATGATGCTAGTGCAGATATATCAGGATTTGTACAATCTTGGGATGATATAACAAATACTACTGCTAGAGGTATTGTAACTGTAACTAAAGAAGGTACACCATCTACTTACGCTTTATTCAAAGTATCTGGTGCTGTTACAGATGCATCAGGATATACAAAAGTTCCAGTAACTCATGTAGTATCAAGTGGTACATTTTCTAATGCAGATGGTGTTGGGGTACACTTTAGTTATTCTGGAGCAGATGGTTCAGATGGAGATATGACTAGCTTTACATTAGCTGGTTCTAGTGGCTCTAGTCAAACTATCACTAATGGTAATACAGTAACAATCGCAGCAGGGACAGGGATTACAACTACTGGAGGTTCAACAGATACAGTAACGATAGCTGTAACAGATGATCCAACAGCACTTGCAATCGCACTCGGCTAGTATATAAGGAGAAAATAGGAGAAATAAATGGCAAATACTTTCAAGGCAATCAACTTTGCAGCAGAACCAGCTTCGGCAGGTACACCTTATGTTATGTATACAGCAGCAGGGAGTACAACTACTGTAGTTCTTGGCTTGATACTTGCTAATATACATACAACTTCGGTAACAGCAGAAGTAGAATTAGTTTCTACAACAGCAAACAGAGGTGGTGCTAACAATGTAGCAAATGGCACATCAATGTTAGTTAAAGATGTAACTATTCCAAGTGGATCTTCACTTGAGATTTTATCTGGTTCTAAAGTTATCTTAGAAGCTGGAGACAAAATACAAATTGATTGTTCTGTTGCTGATAAACTTTCAGGCACGTTATCAGTAATGGAAATAACATAGGAGTAATTGATGGCTTACATTGGACAAGCACCAGCAAACAAACCTGTTTCAGGTAGCGATTTAGACCCATCAGTAATCACAGGACAAACTGCTTTAACAACCGCACCAGCAGATACAGATGAATTTTTAATTAGTGATGCTGGAACTTTAAAAAGATTAGATGCAAGTTTAATTGGTGGAAATAATACACCTTATTTTTATGGTGCATTAGCTAGTGACCAAGTTGTATCAAGAGGAGTTGATACAAAAATAACAGGAATGACATCTGGTGAAATAGATACTGATTCTGCATTTGATGGAACAACCTTTACAGTACCAAGTGGCAAGGGGGGGGACTATTTTATTTCAGCAACAATTCAAGCAAATTTTTCTTCTATCGGTAATGATGGTGAAAGAGTTAGAACTATGATTTATAAAAATGGTTCTATTATTTTTAGAAATGTGTATTATGATCAAGCAACCGATAGTAGAGAAGTACCTATAACTACAAATGCTATAGTGTCTTTGTCTGAATCTGACACTATAGAATTATATGTTTCAGCTAGAGATGGAAGTGGTGACAACCCAACAATAAGTTCAGACCA